CAGCACTAGCATTTCCATAAAGAATACTTCCTCTACTTAATGCGTCTAATTTATTTAATTCTGTTGCAGTAGAAGTTACTACTACATCTTCATTTATTTTAGGTGAAGTTAAAGTTTTGTTTGTAAGCGTTTCTACTCCAGCAAGTGAAACTTCTGATGCACTATCTGCCCAATCTATTGTGTTAGCTGTAAAGTTAATAGTACCTAAAAGAATATCAGCAGCACCATCATACATTTTTAAAAGTTGTGCAGTTGCTGCACCTGAAGTGTCTAGCCAGATTGTTCCAGCGACAGCACTGCTAGGTCTTGAAGAACCTGAATTAGTTGAATTAATAGCAGATAAAACATTATTTATATCTGTTCTAACTGTAGGGAATGATGCGTTTGCTATGTTATAATCGTGTTGAGCCATAATGTTTTCTTATATCCCTTTTAGTATCCTTTTGCAATATAATCAAATGTTTTAGATACTGCTGTTCCACCTGAATTTTTGAATGTTACATTAAAACCATTGATTGTTTTTGACTCTACAATAAAAAAATCTCCAGTTGCCATATCTTCTGCTGTAATTCCAACTGCATAATTAACAGTTTTATAAGGGTTTGTAAATGATACAGTTTTAGTTGCTGCACCTGATGTTATATCATTTCCACTAAATATTCTATCTTCCATATCTATTGAAATTGATATTTCTTCTACCACAGGAGTTGAAGCTAAATCACTTGAAGTTAAAACAACTCTAAATTTAAAGTATCTAGCAGTATAATTACCAATTACAAAGTTTTGAAAAGCTGTGTAAGTAGAGTTATCATCACTTGTTGCAATCTCAATATGTGCATTAGAGTTAGCTGGTGTATCTCCATCAAAACTAGAATTTTGAGAATCAAATAAACCTAATCTATTATCAAATAAATCATCTGGGTCATCAGAAGTTTGTTTTAAACTAGCTGTAAGTCTGCAAGTATGTTTAGCACCTATATCAACTATATCTGCAAATAAGTAATTACCACTTGCATAGAAGTCTGCATTAGTTACACCTGAATCAAAAAATCTAGTTGTTTCTGCATCAAAGTTTCCACTAGCTGAATCAAATAATTCAGAAGAATCTAATCTTAATGTACCATCTACTATTGTTGTATTTGTTAATGTTCCATCAAAATCTGGGTGTTCTGATACTGATGTTATTGTATTAAAATTTTGAATCCCTGTAACATTAGAAATAATAGCTGTTGCATTAGAACTAAAGTTTCCTAGTTTATCAACTGCTTTAATTAAATAAGTTCCGACTCTTGCTGGTACGTTAATTGAAGTTGCTGGTCTTGATACTTTCTCTACTAAAGATACAGAGTTTGCCCAATCTCCAGTTCCATCTGTTAAAGAAGAATATCTAATTTGATAGTATGCTAAATCTAAATCTGGTACTTGTGTCCATGATAAATGTGCTTCTTGTCCTAAAATATTACAAGAAAAATCTTCAACATCTTGTGGTGGTTCAATAGCACCAATAATAGTTCTTGTTGCTGTTACATAAGTTGAACTAGAACCAATACTTGAAACTGCTTTAACCCTTACATCATAAACATTTTGGTCAATTACATTTAAGACTCTATGATTTAATCCTGAACCTTGTGCATAGATAATATAGTTAGTATCAGAAGCTAGTTTATATTCCACTTGGTAGTAATCAACAAAGCTATCAGGAGAAGCACCTACTGTTATATTTAAAGCAACGATAACAGTACCATCATTATATTCAATAAGTTGGTCATCTAATGTAACACTAGCTGGTGGTTGTACAGTAAAGGGATTGGGTAGAGTGGTATCAGGTATCGTTGGTGCTTGTGACTTGGTACTCCATGCGTAAAAATTATCTTGGTGTTCAAATAATTGTACATCAACAGTTAAATCTTCATTAATAGTTAATCCCTGTACCACAAATGGTTTAGCATTAAATCCACCACTAGGATAAGTAATCGCTACAATCTCTCCAATAGATAAATCTAAAAATTCAGAAGTTAATCGTAATTGTATTTGTAATTGGTTTCTTGATCTTCTTAAAATAACTTCACATAATGCTTCTGCTTGATAAGGACTGGTAATGTTCTTAAAATCAAAGTTTCCTTCTAATAGGGTGTCATTATCCTCAGTTAGCATTGTTGCGTGTCTATCAGCTACTGGTAAGGCTGAATCATCTGCTGGTGGATAGTTTATAGTATCTGATTGCCAATTCTTTTCAGGATTAATAAATGTTCCTATAACCCTATTATATTTGTTCCCCTTTCGTTCTCCTAATACTTTTGCACCACCTACTACATTAGCAGAAGTAATAGTTTTAACTGCTGAACCTGTTCCTTCAATTTGAAGTTTATAAACCCCTAGAGTGTAAGTAAAAAAAGACCTCATAGGGTTTAAGAGTTTCTTTACATTCTCAATAACTTTTTGTGATGTATCTATAACTGCATTGGTATCAAATAAATTAATATCACTAGCACCTGAATATGGTTCTACTTGTGTTTCGCAAGTATTGGCAGAAGTTTTAAAAGAAGCAAAGTCTGATTCAAAAGCTGAGTTAGGTAATCCTTTTCCATATCTGCCATCTCGTAAGTAATCTAATAAACATAAAGCTGGATTAGAAGAAAAAGCTGTGCTGTCTGTTCTTGGGTCATATACTTTTTTTCCTTGTACTGTTACTTTGATCGTTGGAATATTGCCAAAAATATCCTGATCCCATTTTAATCTTAAAGCAACATAAGCCACTCCTGATAGTTTGTGTGTAGAAGTCCAGTTAGTCAAAGTAGATAAAACACTTGAAGCTACTTGGTCATCTTTACCCATAAAAGATTGTATTTGAATATGTGATGAGCCTTTGTAAAAATTATCATCTGAAGAAGCAACTTCTCTAACTGTGCCATGAGTTAATGCACCATCAAAAGTAACTTCTTTGTCATCAACAGTAATAGAAGTAATTGCATTTATTTCTCCCTCACAAAGTACCCCAGCAATATAAAGATAGTTATTATCTGCACCACTAGACTCCATTAGAACTCTAGTAATACCTATTTGTCTTGTTCCATACACAACTGGGATTTGTGCGTTGTTAGATGATTTGTTTATTAAAACACCCTTTTCTTCTTCAGGAGAGTCAAACTCAGGTATCTCAGGCATAGGAATAAGCCAAGAGATAAACCCTTCAACTAAACCTACAATCGCATCTACTACACCACCCATTATATATGAAACTCCCTTTTAATCTTTTTACCAACTCTATAAATATCTGAGTTAGTTCTTAACCAATTGATTGAATCTCCTACATTAAGAATATCTTTAAAGTTATTATAAACCCAACGCATCATAGAAAAGGTATTTTTAACTGATACTATTTCTATCAACCAAATATTATTGCCTGACTTCCATTCATTAGGTTTAATCTTACCTGATACTTTAAATCTTTTTTCTGTAATGTTATGTAGGTAAGCCCAATTAACAAAACCTATTAACTCATCTCCATCATAAAACTTTTTACATTGTCTTAAATTAAATGAAGGCATTAAGTATAATCTTAAATCAGCATCTTCTATAGAGTCATACTTTTTAAATTTTCTAAATAAATCTACTACATCTTGCATTATGCTCTACCCCATTTAATATCTTGTGTTGTTTGTGAAGCAAATTCAAACCCTTCGTCATTAACAAAATGTAATTGTTGTGAGTTAGTATTTGTTTTTCTTCCTTCTATTTTTTCAAAGTCTGACCAATGAGAAGTAACTACAATATCTACATCAGAACTATCTAAAGTTTCATTGATACCAAAACTTTCTACTCTACCTTTAAATAATAAAAATGGGTCAGCAATTACAGCTTGGTTGGCATCTAAGAAGCCTTTATAAACTTCTACTTCTCTTTCTAAATATTGATTGTTTAAAAATAAAGATATGATGGTTTGATCTGCACCAGTAAATTGTAAAGTTAAATTACTTACTGTTATCTCAGAAGATTCAGAAGTTGAAGTAACTCCTAATAATAAAGAGGAAGCTGTGTAGGTATTAGAATCGTAAGTTATGTTTTTATAATGATCGGTAAATCTATAACCTGAACCAACATTAAGATAGAGTAAAGTAACTGGATTTAATGCGTCTGTAGCAAGTTCATTATTAACTGCTGTCGTTAATCCTCTAGCCATTATAAACTCTCTGCTACATCAATTTCGTAACTGTAATAACCTTGAACTCCTAAATTATACTCTTGAACATCATTTACTAAGGTAACAGTAAAATCAACATCATCATAAATTAAAATTGTGTTATCTGTAACATCACTTCTTAAAGGTGGTTCAAATGTTAGTGTACCTTCTCCTGAGCCATCTGCGTTTAAATCTTCTACTGCCATATAAACTTTGTTCTGTCCTGTGAATCTAAAGTAATCTCCAGCTTTCAATATTCCGTTAGTTGATGTGGTCATACCATCTACAGTACAAGTAGTAGCACCAGCAGATATGGAAGCATCAGTTGAGATAGTAGTAGAAGCCACACCTTGTGCATCTGATACAATAGGTGGAATAACTGTAAAATTATTTAACTGTGATCTTTGTTTCATTATAAATGCTTTGATAGGTGCAAACTCTGCTCTAGTCATTGGTGGAAAATCTAAAGTAATTGCAAATCTTTGTCCGTCAATTTGTCTAGCTTGTTTTCTTCCTGAAGTAGTTACACTAACAATAGTTCTTTGAAGTGATCTAATGTTTGCTGAATTAGCAACTGGAGATGTAGGAAATTGTCCGCTCATATTATACTAATGCTGGTTTGCCTTTTTGGTTTAAAGCTGTGTTAATAATATTTGTTATTGTTGCTCTATTGTCAATCAATAACTCCTGAACTCCCTTAACATCTGTTGCTTGTACTGTAAAATTAATATTAGTTGAACCTAAACCACCCATTTCGTGATTTGGTACAATTGTTCCATCAGAAGAAGGAATAAACAATTCTCTTCCTCTTTCTCCAACTATGTAAGGGTTCATACCTCTAGTGCTTCCGCCATTTGCTCTATTTTCTTTTTTAACTCCACCACCCTCTGCACCAAAACTAAAACCACCACC